GGAGCTACGGCCGTAATTTTGTGGAGCTGCCCGACGGCACCACCTGGCACGTGATGGCAGCAACACCGCAGAACGCGCACGGCGCCACAGCTGACGCGGTACTGATAGACGAGGTGTGGAGCGTGTCGCCCGATGTGGTATTTGACGCTTACCGGCCGACGATGACGGCCCGCCCTAATCCGCTTATGTCTATGTGGTCCACAGCTGGTGACGAATCGTCAGTAGTGATGCAACAGCTCAGAGAACAAGCCATACAAGCAATAGACGCCGGCAAGCCATCCAGTTTGTACCTGGCGGAATGGTCACCGCCTCCAGGCGCCAACCTGGACGACCCGAACACGTGGGCATGGGCTAACCCAGCGATGGGCACCACCATTACCCGCGACCGGCTGAAACGGATGGCAGAAACCCCGAACCGGCAAGCGTTCTTACGTGCACACTGCAACGTCTGGGTGTCTGCTTCCGCGTCGTGGCTGCCAGCCGGCCACTGGGATAAATGCCACACCAGCGACGACATGCCCGCCGGTGGCTGGCTCGCAGTAGACAGCGACATAACAGACCTACGCTATGTAGGTGTCCGCGTCGCCCCGCACCCTGACGGCCGGCTGCATGTCCGTACAGAATTCGTGGCAGATAACGCCGCCGCAATGTGGGACAACATCGACAGCATCATGGAAGACAGCCAGGTGCAGCTAGCGCTAACCCCAGGGTTTTACGCGCTGTGCCCACCTGAGCTGCAGCGCCGCGCTAAAGATTTTGGGCAGCGTGAAATGACCACGTTTACTGCCATTGTCCGTAACATGATTCTGGAGGGCCGGCTAGTTCACAGTGGGCAGCTGTCATTGTCGGAGCAGGTGAACCGTGCCGTGGCCGGCCGGAGCTCTGGCACTATCACGCTGTCTAGCCAGAAAAGCCCTGGACCTATCGAACAGACACGCTGCATGGTCGCAGCTGCAGGGTTCGCAGCAGCGCCGGCAGCTAAAATACGTAAACCCGTGATAGCAGTAGCACGGTAAGCCACATACCGCTAACAGATTACGGTAACGTGGGGCCGTGGGTCTGTTCCGTGCAAAACCGGCGCCAGCGTTCGGCACCGCCTCCGTGCAGGCCGCTGCCGGTGCATCGGCCAGGCCCGGCGCGTTGCAGTATTACGTAGTAGGTACGAATACTGCACGCGCCTTGTCTATCCCTACCGTGTCACGTGCCGTAGGCCTGATTACCGCGATGATAGGCGGCCTAGAATTCAGGACGTACACGATGTCATGGGACGCCAGCAGCGAACGCTACGAACGCATTTATGTGCCTGGTGAATCGTGGATGACACGCCCCGACCCTGCCACCACCCGAAATTTTATGATGGCCAGCACCGTGCAAGACCTGATGCTGCACGGCCGTGCGTTCTGGTACATCACCCAGCGGTACAACACCGGATTCCCCGCGTCGTTCACCTGGCTGCCACACGACAACATCGGCACGTTAGACCAAGCCGGCCCTGAGTGGTTTGGGCCGTCGCAGGACATCCAATTTAACGGCGTGGATGTTGACCCCGCAAACGTGGTGCAATTCTTGTCACCCGTTAATGGGATGCTGTGGACCGGTAACCGCGCTATCCAAATTGCTTACGAGCTGGACGAGGCAGCTAAACGGTTCGCTACTAACGCCGGCGGTATTTCGTCTGGTTATCTGCAGCAACGCGACGGCGAAGCGATGGGCGGCGACGAGCTCGCAGAAATCGCGCAGGCGTGGAGCGAAGCCCGCGGCAAACTGGCAGTAGGCGCTCTTAACCAACACGTAGAATGGGTCGAATTTAAGAGCAACCCCAGCACCCTGCAGCTGATGGAGGGCCGGCAACACGCCGCGTTAGAACTGGCCCGCGTGTTCCAGGTACCTGCCTGGCTGGTAGGTGTCGCTATCGGAGGGATGACGTACCAGAATTCTTCGCAGGCCCGCCGCGATCTTTTTGAGTTCGGCGCCCGCCCATACATTGACTGCATCCAGGAAACATTAAGCCTGGACACCGTAGTAGCCCGCGGCAAACACGTAGAACTAGACGTATCGGCCTACCTGACCCGATACGAAACCGAACCCGACCCCATCACCGTGGAAGAGGAACTACCAGCATGATTAGGTTTACCGCGCACAGCGTCACCCTGGACGCGGCCGCCGGCGACGCTGACAGCCCGCGCACCATTAGCGGCATCGCAGTGCCATACGGCGAAACCGCCACCGTTCTGGGCGGGCAACAGGTCCGCATTAACCCAGGTGCCCTGCCCGTAGACGGCGCAGCCCCACGACTTTTAGAAGACCACGACCCCAGCCGCGTAGTTGGCGTGGTCCGCGCCAGAGAAGACACCGACGCCGGCATGTTGTTTACCGCCGAAATTGCACGGACCCGCGCCGGTGACGACCTGGTAGAACTACTGAAAATGGGTGCCCTGGACAGTGTTAGCGTTGGTATCGAAGCCACCGCCTATGAAATGGATGGGCCCGTGATGGTCGTTAACGCCGCTGACTGGCAAGAGCTGTCAGTGGTGTACCGGCCGGCTTTCGCTGGCGCCCAGATTACAGACATCGCCGCAGCCGCTCAGGTTGCGACAGAAACCCCAACCCCTGAAGAGGAGATTAACCCCGTGACTGAAGAGCACACCCCAGCTGCCGTGGAAGCGGCCGCACCCGAAGTAATCCCAACCCAGCCACTCTACGCCGCTGCCGCGAAGCCGTTTAAGCTTCCCAGCGCCGGTGAATGGATTTCGGCAGCCCTGGAGGGCGGCCACCGCTGGCATCAGATGAACGAGAACATTAAGGCCGCCGCGCCTGATGTGGTCACCACCAACAACGACGGCATTCTGCCGGAGCCCATCGTGGGAGAGGTGTACAACAACTACATGGCCCAGCGCCCTTGCGTCGATGCCTTTGGGGTACGCGCAATGCCCGCAGGGGGCAAGGTGTTTATTCGCCCATCAGTTTCGACGCACACCAGCATGGCTGTGCAGTCCGCAGAGCTGGACACCCTCCAGGCCGGAGAATTCCAGGTACAAGAAAACCAGGTAACTAAGGCCAGCTACGGCGGGTACGTCCGCGTGTCGGAGCAGCTTATTTCATGGTCTGACCCGAACGTCATTAACCTGGTTCTGCAGGACATGGGCCGCGTCTACAGCCAGACCACGGACAACGTGGCCGCCGACGCTTTCGCAGCTGCCGCCACCACCACCGGCAATTTCACGGCAGCCGACAAGGGCGACCCCACCGCGTGGCTCGCCTGGTTGTACAGTAACGCCGCGTACATCCTGGAGAACGCCGGCAACGGCGGCCACCTGCCCACCCACCTTTTTGTGTCGGCCGGCAACTGGGAAGCGTTGGGCAAGCTGGAAGATAGCCAGGGCCGCCCACTGTTCCCGCAGGTCGGACCTATGAACGCTTTCGGCACCGTGTCACCTGGTACCGCCAATTTCGTGGCGTTCGGCCTGCAGGTCGTTGTCGATACCAATTTCGACAACACCGGTAACGGCACCATGATTCTGGGCGACACCATCGGGTTTGAGTGCTACGAGGACACCCGCGGATTCTTGAGCGTGGACAACGCGACCACGCGCAGCCGTGATATTTCGTGGTTGGGCTATTTCGCTACGCTCATGCTGGACGTTGACCGGTACGTTAAGGCCAATTTCGTCTGACGATTACCCGACACGCTAGGAGACCGGCCCCGTGGCAACCATCACAACAGCAAGCCGCACAAACAATGTGGCTACTCTTGTGCTGGACGACGCCACGGGGCTGGTAGCCGGCGAGCACGTATGGGTGTACGGCCTAAACCACAAACTGGACGGCCACCACGTACTACTGACCGTAGACCTGGGCACTAACACCGTTACCTACGATGACAAGGGCGACGATGTGGCCGCGTTCACACCGGCTAACGGGTTGCTGATCGAAGAAATCACGTGGATAGATGAAGACGACGTACAGGTGTGGCTAGGTATCGACCTGGCTACCGCCAATGACACAGCATTTCTGGAATTCTGCGTAGCTGCCGCTAACGATTTCTGTTACCGCCGACGCCACAACGCGGGTTATTACGATAACCCGACAGTGGCCCCGCATGGTGACGTAAAGCTAGGAACCATTATGTATGCGGCCATCCAGTACCGGACCCGCGGCAGCGTAGATGGCTACGCCAGTTTCGACACGATGGGCACCGTTACACCCATCGGGTCAATGGGTCAGGTGCTCCAACTCTTAGGGTGCGGCCGTCCGCAGGTGGCCTAATGCCGTCCGGTGTTATTTACGACAGCATTCAGCACGTAGCCACCACTATTAGCGGCCTGGGCTACCAGGTGGTGACGGACCCGCGGAACGCCCGCCCCATGTCCGTGTTCGTGGAAATGCCGACGTTCACCACGTTCGCCCACGACGTAGTAGACGTAACCTGCACCGTCAGGGTGCTGGCAGCGCCGCCAGGTAACCAGGACGCCACGGATTACGTGATTACTATTGCCGACGCCATACATGACGCTTTCGGCGGGGCAGTAATCGACGGTCGCCCGTCCGTTGCGCTCATCGGGGAGCAACAGCTACCCGCATATGACCTAACCGTAAGACTCTCTACTAGGAGAACATAACCATGACCACCACCAACCTGACCGCCACCTATCTGTCAGTGGACGCTAACGACCTGAGCGACCAGCTCCAGGACTGCACGCTCACCATCACCAAAGAGCAGCTAGAAAACACCGCGCTGGACGACACCGCCCGCACCTACACCGCCGGCCTGG